AGAATCAGAAACAAAAAGATTAGATCCTGAAAGCATAAAGGATATGGTAGATCAACTACCTAATCCATCAGGATATAGAATGTTAGTTTTACCTTTCACACCGAAAGAAAAAACTAAAGGCGGAATTATTTTTTCCCAAGAATCTTTAGACAAAGCAAGAATAGCTACTAACTGTGGTTATGTAATAAAGATGGGTGATCTTTGTTATGCAGATAAAGATAAGTTTAAAGAACCTTGGTGTAAATTAGGAGATTGGGTGATCTTTGCAAGATATGCAGGATCACGTTTACCAATAGAAGGTGGAGAAGTGCGAATACTAAACGATGACGAAGTGTTAGGGACCATAAGTGATCCCGAATCAGTTCTTCATTACATTTAACATAGGAAGGAACTATGCAAGAAGAAGAAAAGAAAACAATTGATGTAGGTGAGGCTGATGAAGTCGCAACTGAAATCGATTTAGAAAAATCAACGGAGCAAACAGAACCCGTTGCAGAAGAGAAAGTTGAAGTTGAACAAGTTGCGGAAGAGAAGCCGTCAACAGAAGAAACTAAAACTGAAGAAACAAAAAGTGAAAAAGATAAAGAGCTAGAAAAATATAGTGATGGCGTTCAAAAACGTATTGCTAAATTAACTAGAAAAATGCGTGAAGCAGAAAGACAAAAAGAAGAAGCTTTAACATATGCTGAAACTGTAAAATCTGAAAGAGATACTTTACAGAACAGATTTATGAAAGCAGATAAATCTTATGTGTCTGAGTTTGAATCTAGAGTGAAAACAAACATGGACGCTGCAAGATCAGCTCTTAGAACAGCTATCGAAGCAGGAGATGTAGATGCTCAAGTAAAAGCACAAGAGCAAATGGCAACTTTAAATGCAGATGCAGTTAGATTAGCTTCTTTAAAATCACAGCAAGAAGAACAACCAAAAAGAGATAAACAAGTTAATGTAAGCCCTTCACAAGCTGAACAACCTGTTAGATCTGATCCTAAAGCAGAAGCTTGGGCAGCTAAAAATAGCTGGTTTGGTAATGATACTGCTATGACTTATACTGCATTCGACATGCATAAAACACTCGTAGAGACGGAAGGGTATGACCCACAATCTGACGAATATTATGAGGAAATTGACAAAAGATTAAGGGTTGAATTTCCAAATAAATTTGATAAGGTAGCGGACAATACTACAGAAAGAGCAAAACCTGCTCAAACTGTAGCTTCAGCAAGACGACCGGCTAGTACAGGTCGCAGAAAAACTGTGAAGCTCACACCATCACAAGTAGCAATCGCTAAAAGATTAGGTGTGCCACTCGAAGAGTACGCAAAACAATTAAACGTGAAGGAAGGAGCGTAATATGGAAGATAAAAAAATAAGAACTTCTCACGCGAGTCAAACAAGAGAAAAGGTCAAAAGACCTACCACTTGGACTCCCCCGTCATCTTTAGATGCACCCCCTGCGCCTGATGGTTATAGGCATAGATGGATAAGAGCCGAGACTATGGGCTTTGATGATACAAAGAACATGTCAGGAAAAATAAGATCTGGTTGGGAGCTTGTAAGAGCTGATAACTATCCAGGTACTGATTATCCTACTATTAAAGAAGGAAAGTATGCAGGAGTCATTGGAGTTGGTGGCCTTGTGCTGGCAAGGATACCTGAAGAGGTTGCGAAAGCGCGTGAAGATTACTTTAGTAGACAAACTAAGGATAAAGACGAAGCTGTAAACAACGACCTTATGAAGGAGCAGCACCCAAGTATGCCTATCAATCAAGATAGGCAGACACGTGTAACCTTTGGTGGTACTAAGAAAAGTTAATCTTTTAACGATTTCTAAATCACTAAAATTTAATAAGGAGAAAAAATATGGCTAACGCTAACACACAAGGATTCGGATTAAGACCGGCAATGAGAGTAGGAAACACTCCTGCTATTCAAGGTCAGTCAAAATACGAGATCGATGCTGGTGAAGCAAATGCTATTTACAATGGAGAAGCAGTTAAAGTTGATATAAGCGCCACAACAGGTGGATATATCGTAACAGCTTCCGCTGGAACTGCTATGGTTGGAGTTTTAAATGGTGTAACATTTACGGATGCTACAACTTTGAAACCAACTTTTAGTAATTTCTACAAAGGCGGAATAACTCCAGCAAATAGTGAAGACATCACTGCATTCGTGAATGATGATCCTTTTCAAGAATACATCATTGCATCAGACGCAACATTGGGAGGCACACTAGCTTTAAGAAAATCCAAAATTGGATTGACTTATTCTACAAGTGGCTCAGCCGGTGACGACACAAATGGAAGATCTTCTGAACAACTTACAATTGGTTCTGCAGCTACAACTGCTAAACAATTAAGAGTAGTTAGAGTAGCAGAAGACCCAGAAAACCAAGATCAAACAGCTGCTAACTGTTCGTTAATTGTAAAAGTTAACTTACATCAGTATCTAGTTGGATCTTTAGCAACAGGCATATAATAGGAGAATAAATTATGGCAATATCACGACAACAACTAGTTAAAGAACTAGAGCCAGGTTTAAATGCTTTATTTGGCCTGGAGTACAAAAGATATGATAATGAACATGCTGAAATCTATGACACAGAAAATTCAGACAGAGCTTTTGAAGAAGAAGTAATGTTATCTGGATTCGGAAACGCACAGATTAAGCCAGAAGGTCAAGGTGTATCATTCGACGATGCGCAAGAAACTTTCACATCTCGTTATCAACACGAAACAATAGCTCTTGCATTCGCTATTACAGAAGAAGCGATCGAAGACAATTTGTATGACAGACTAGCGTCTAGATATACAAAAGCATTAGCAAGATCGATGGCAAACACTAAACAAGTGAAAGCTGCCGCGACTCTTAACAATGCATTCGACGCTAACGTAAAAGGCGGAGACGGCAAAGCATTGTGCGCAGATGACCACCCTACATTAGCGGGAAGTTTTAAAAATGAGTTAGGAACAAGTGCTGACTTAAACGAAACTTCTTTAGAACAATCTATGATTGACATCGCTCAGATGACTGACGAGAGAGGTCTTAAGATTGCTGCTAGAGGATTAAAAATGATCATTCCAAGTGAATTACAATTCACAGCGGAAAGATTAATGAAGTCCCAAGGTAGAGTTGGTACAGCTGACAATGATATCAATGCGATCGCATCAATGGGTATGGTTCCACAAGGATATGTGGTTAACCACTACTTAACTGATACAGATGCATTCTTTATCAAAACAGATGTACCTAACGGTTTGAAGATGTTCGTAAGAGCACCTATCAAAACGGCTATGGAAGGTGACTTCGATACTGGCAACGTAAGATACAAAGCTAGAGAGAGATATTCATTTGGATTCTCAGACCCTAGAGGTATCTTCGGATCACCAGGAGCGTAATCTAAATAATTTAATGGGGCGCCGTAAAAGCGCCCCATTTTCAAGACAAAAGGTAATAACCATGAAGAATTTTAGAGTACAGATAAGAGCGTATGGCTATCATGCGGATTTTCACATAACATGTGAAGATAATGATAAAGCCTTTGAAAATACACTTATTGACAAACTAGGGAAAAATGATATAGTCTGGGAAAAAGATGGATTTACTAGTAATTCCAAATTATGGTTAACCTATGAGGAGGTTATAAATGCAGACGCAAATAAGAGACCTTTACAAAGCGAAGAGGGGTCTAGAGACAGAATGGGCGGTGCAACAGCGTGATAACCAAAGATACACTTTGGATATGGTAAGAATCGACAACAAAATAAGAGAAGTTGTCAACGCTATTAAGCTAGAAGAGGCTAAAATAGCAAACCTTACTAATAAAATAGAAGATGCTGCGCCGGAAGTTTCAGTAGCTACTTAGTAAAAAGCTACATTTCAGAAAGATAACTTTCACTACGCAATCTCTTGCACTCTACTAAAAAGAAGAGTATATTTCCAACACTATACAATTAATTAGAATACTGACGAGTATAGTCGACGGCCTAGAGACAGTATTCGTAAACTAGGAGGATATAAACATGGCACAAACACTATTTAGAGGACCAGTTCTGCAAGGTAAATTCAACGAAGCAGGTGTAACTGGATTCAATCTAGAAGACAAACAAGCAAACTACACAGTACAGAATGCTGATACTGGTAAAACTTTCACATCAAAAACTGATGGGATGGTATTTACATTACCAGCAATTACTATTGGAAGAGTATTTACTTTTGTAAATACAGCTAGTGATGGGACTAACGCTTTAACTATAAGCCCAAATGCTAATGATGGTATTTTGTATGATGGATCTTTAACAGATAACAAAGATCTTATTAATACAAAAGCTACATCAAAAGTTGGTGACTTTGTAGTATGTGCATCTTTGAACTCAACAGCTCATTGGACAATTGTTGACGCTCAAGGTGTATTTGCTAAACAAGCATAATAATTAATTAGTGTGGGCTTCGGCCCACACGATTAGGAGAAAAATATGGCAGGTGGCGGTTCATTCGCAAGCGATCAAAAATTTACAACTGCAACAGCAGACGGACGTTTAAAAACTAGGTCTGGTGGTTCAGTTAACATTGGTCCTTGTAGAGTTACATACATACAAGCATCAGGATTTACTAACGTAAAACTTTACGATGCTACAAGTGCTGTTGCAGGAAAATTAGAATTTGATTCAACATTCGGAAGTGAAGGATTGGATGTTTTTATACCAGGTAGTGGTATAAGATTTCAAACTACTGTTTTTGCAGATGTAACTGGTACAGGATCATTAACTATAGGATACACAGGATAATGAAATCAGACGTAAAAGCAATTAGAAAAACAGATGCAACATCAGTCTTCGCAGGTAGAACAAGATTAAGAGGAATAATTTTAGCTTCACTTGGATCAGCAGGTTCAGTAACTTTACAAGACGGTAATTCTGTTACACAATTTCAAGTAGATGTTCCAGCTGGAGACGTGTTTTCATATAATTTAGCAGAAGATGGTATTTTGTTTGAGGGCGGCATGACCGTATCAGCAATTTCAAATGCTACTGCAACAATTATATTAGACAAGTAAGGAGATAAATGGCGACGTCAGGAACTACAACGTTCGATCTACCGATCGACGAAATAATCGAAGAAGCATTTGAAAGAACAGGAATGCGTGGTAACCGTACGGGTTATCAATTAAAAAGTGCAAGACGTTCTTTAAACATAATGTTTTCCGAATGGGGAAACAGAGGTGTACATCTTTGGAAAGTAAAACAAGCAACAGTTCCATTAGTAGAAGGTCAAGCAGAATATAATTTTGCAAATGATAATGCTAATTTTCCAGCGGATATAAGTGATGTATTAGAAGCCACTGTAAGAAATAATACTACAGCTACAGCACCAGTTGATACTGCATTAACTAAGATAGATAGATCAGAATACTCTGCATTAGCAAATAAATTATCAAAAGGTACACCATCACAATACTATGTACAAAGAACTGTAGCACCTAGTGTATTTTTATATCAAACACCTAGCTCTTCTTTTTCAGGAGCTAATTTTCAATTAAAATTTTTTTATGTAGCTAGAATACAAGATGCTGGCGCATACACAAACGAAGCAGATGTAGTGTATAGATTTATACCTTGTATGACTGCAGGATTATCTTACTATTTAAGTTTAAAATATTCACCAGAAACAGTTCAAGGAAATAAATTAATTTACGAAGATGAATTTAAAAGAGCACTTGATGAAGATGGTCAAAGAACTTCTACATTTATAACACCACAAACATTTTATGGAGATGGAGTATAATGGCATTTGCTAGAGGAAAATATTCAAAAGCAATATCAGATAGATCTGGTTTAGAATTTCCATATAACGAAATGGTAAAAGAATGGAATGGTATGTTAGTTCATACTTCAGAATATGAACCTAAACATCCACAACTAGAACCAAAACCAAAAGGATCTGACCCACAAGGATTATTAAATCCAAGATCTGATAGAACAGAAACAGCTGTTCCAAGATTATTACCTTTAAATGCATTTACAGTAACTAATGCATCTCAGATAATTACAGTAAACGAACCTAATCATGGTAGATCTACAAATGATAGAGTTAGATTTAGAGATGCACAAAATGTTGCAAACATAACACCAGCTATTATAAATTTAAATGCTGGATATGTAATTACAAAAACTGATGATAATAACTATACTTTTAATTCAGGAAACAATGCAAGTAAAACAATTACAGGAGGCGGTGGTTCTGCATCTGCAGGCCCAGTAACGGTAATAAAATAATGGCATACACACTTACAAATTTACAAGATGATATTAGAAATTATACAGAAGTAGATAGTTCTGTATTATCAACATCTGTTATAAATACTATTATTAAGAATGCAGAAAATAAAATTTATAGAGCTGTAGATTCTGATGCTGATAGATTCTATGCAACATCAACTACAACAAACGGTAATAGATTTGTTACTATACCATCAGATCTTAGAATTATAAGATATGTGCAAGTTAAAGATACTACAGATAGTAATAAACAAAAGTTTTTAGATCAAAGAGATACAAGTTTTATGGCAGAATATTATAATACACCAGGTACAGCTTCAGGTGTTCCAAAGTATTATGCTAACTGGGATGCTAATTTTTGGGTCATAGCCCCTACACCAAATGCATCTTACGAGATAACTTTAGCTTATATTAAGTCGCCAACTAGTCTTACAGACTCTTCTGTGAGTGGTAGTGGCACTTATTTGTCTAACAAATATCAAGATTTACTTTTATACGGTTCTTTAGTAGAAGCGTATGGATACTTGAAAGGTCCTGCAGATATGATACAATACTACACGCAGGCTTATCAAAGAGCAATTGAAACGTACGCGATCGAACAACAAGGTCGTAGACGCAGAGGCGAATATGAAGATGGTGTTATTCGTACTCCACTTAAATCCGTTAACCCATCACAATAGGAGATAAAATATGGCAAATATAGTACCTGACTCGTTTAAGACTGGACTATTCAAAGGAACTTTTAACTTTGATACTTCTGGTAATGGTGGAAACGCTTTTAAACTTGCTTTGTATACTAGTATCTCGTCTTACAGTGCGTCATCAACTGCGTACCTC